ATACGGAACCAATAAATCATCTGCCGGTACAAACTTTGAGACGGCTCGACCTAATAATTCATCGTAGTACACTTTTTTAAATGTCGAGCCTGAGAGAGGAAGATAGAAAAGCATTTGATCGAACTCCGCTTCATACTCTTTCATTTCGGACATGAGCTGATAGTTCATAAACTCTTTGACACGTTCGCTTTGTTGTTCTTTCGCGGTGCTTGGAGCTCCCATGATTTGAGTTCGAACCGGACCGTCGGCCGGTAGTAATTCTTTGTACGCTAGTGATTGAAACTGTGTCACCGCTTCGGCAAGGACAGGGTGAGTTGCACCACTCGCTCCTTGAAAAGGTTCTCCTCGATCTTCATACTTGAAACCTAATAAGTCTAATCCTTGAGTATAGGTTTGCTCCCAATCTTTTCTGGAAGATTTATAATCTAAATACATTTCTTTGAGTTCACTACCCAAAGGTCCTAAGACATCATCATCTAAATATTCTGCTAAATTAGCAAAATGGTTTTGGCTTCCTTCCGCCATCGCTTTAGACGGATCAAAAGATATTTCTGCTCCACCCTCTTCTGTTTCTACAATTTCAATATTGTCGGGAGCTTCTTGTTCTTGTTGTAACTGTTCTTGAATTGCTTCCGAGATGACGTCTTCACCTGGAAGTTCAATTGTTGATTTTTTTACGTTGGGTAATGCTTTGTCTATTTCGGCCATTTAATTACTTTACTTGTTTTTGAATAAAGAAGCAACACCCTCGGACATCGGTCCACTTTCTGGTGGTATCAAACCGCCCATCATATATCCCTGTGTTGTCATAATTCTATCTATTTCTTGTTGTGAAAATCCTGCTAATTGTAAATATCGTCTAGTTAAGGCTTCATATTCTGATGGATCGGTTGGAGGATCATCTGGTGTTGTTTGTTGTTGACTACCATCTCCTCCGTCTTGATTACCTCCCCCTCCTGTCATGATATCTCTTAGATCAAGAACTTTAGGTTTATCTTCTTCTGGAGAAACTGTTGTTTCGCCCATGCCTGGAAAAGAACTATCTAATCCCGGTGGTGTTGAGCTAGTAGGGTATACAAAAGTTTGAGGAGTTCTTCTTAGTGCTATTGGATCTAAATCAGATACAGGAATTCTGTCTACTGACAATCCTCCACCTATTCCTGTGGTTATACCAGGAAGTGTTTCCATAGGTATATCTCTGGGAACTAAAGATTCAAAAGGTTTTTCTTCCTCTTGTAGAGATTTTTGAATTGCATCAAAAGCTCCTGATGTAATTCTAGGATCCACTCCTTCTTCCTCTTCTTCTGTGGGAAAGAAAAAATCTTTTCCCTTGCCGTACAAGTCTTGAATAATTCTAAAAGCTGTTGAGCCGGGGATCGCGGCTTTTGCTAAAACGTCTGCTAATCCTTGAGTTCGTACCATCTGTGGGATGTTGCTTGTAGGATCAGTGTATTGCAAACTATCATAACCCGTAAATGCTCGACTAATATCTCCACCCAATTGTCCCATGGTTGGAGCTGTTGCAGTGACTCCAGGTAATTGTTTGGATAGAATGGTTCGACCTTCTTCATCTTTCAAACCTAAGTTTGTAAAGCTTAATCTTTCTATCCCATCTTGACCAATAAAAGGTTTTGCTCCTGCTGCAAGTCCTTCCGCGATAGTTTGCATCTCTTGTGCATATTTTTGTTTGTCCGCCGGTCTTAAATATTTTGAACCTGTTTCACCGAAAACTTGACCTAGTTGTTTAAAAGTATCAGGTCTGTTTCCATCAAAAGTTTGATTTAATTGTTTGTTCGCTTGAATGATTTTATTGGCTTGTGCTTCTGAAATTCCTGTCAATCCTGTGTTACCAGCCATGGCTCTTGACATACCAGGGTCCATCGGCTGATTCATTAATTGATTAACGTTTACTTTTTTAGAAGGTTTTCGCGGAACTATTTCTGATTGATTAGGAGGCCCTACATTAACTCTAGGCTTCCCATAAATATTTTCGATCGCTTTTTGATAATTAGATCCTGCTCCGCCGCCACCTGATGATTTGCTAGGTTTACTTCCCATTTAAATACTTAGTGTTGCTATGCCTCCGTTAGCAAACTCACTCTCCTCCATATCTCTTACAATTTGTTGGAATTCTTCTTTTGAAGGCATCCCCATTGTTTCATTTAAGGCTTCATATAAATCTAAACCCTGTGATAATAATTGCAAGGTATTTATAATCCTTGCAGGGGGTAATCTTTTACCTAGAGCTTTGACTAGCCCTTTTAAATTAAACCCTTCCTTTTTCACCGGAAGTTTTGTTTCTTGTTTAATTTGTTTGGGTTTTTCTTTTTGTTGTGTTTTTTCTTTGTAGACGTCGGGTGAAATAATACTATTTCGAATATCCGCTAAGTCTTTAGCTACTTCTGCCGGAGCTTCGTTTTCTCCCACCTGATCTAAATAATTAAATTCTAAGTCAGGCGACTCAGGATCGCCGGTTGCATAAAAATCAGAAGCAATATCTACACCCCCTAAATCCCCTCCATCGTCTTGCATTTGTCCTTGGTAGTTAATTTCGTATAAAGGTATTTCAGAGCTATAGTATTCTGATTCACCATCAGGACCTGTATAGCTGCCAACGGTATCTCCTGTAATTGTAAAGTTATAATCGTTTAAGCCAGTGCCTCCACTTGTAACACTTTCATAGGAAGGCTCAGAAAATTCTACTCTCTTTCCGTCTTGGGTTATTGCTGTGTAAACACTTTCTCCTCCCGGTCCAGAAGAAACAGAGATTGCATTCTTCTTAATAAAATTTCCAAAATCTAAATAATCAAACGGAACATTCTTTACTACTTCTTTCGCCGCTTCGGTTTCCATGATTCCCCCTTGCCCAGGAAATGTCATGGCTGCTCCTGCGCCTAGGATTCCTTTACCTGTCGTTTTTAAAAATTGTCTTCGACCTGGATCAAATTTACTTTTGCTTCCCATTAGTAGTATACTCGTTTTTGTTGTGGTAAGGGTGTATCATCTTCATCGTCGGGATGTTCAATAAACCCTCCCTGTCTAAACCTCATCACCGCTTGTGTCATACTATCGACCAAGTCGTCATGGTCACCATAAGGAAAAGCGGCGCATTCCTCAATCACTTCTTCGGTAAATTTGTCGTCTGTTGCCCATATCTGTCCTGCTTCAAAAAGAGGTGCGACAGCATTCACGCGAGCGTGTTTATCATTACCACGACTCGGAGTATAATTTATAACAGGAATGCCTTGTTTGCGCAATTCAAAAGTCAGCGGCATTCCACTCGCTTTACCCTCGACAATCACACTTTCCGGTTTCCAATAGTTATATTGTTCCATGGCCACGCGCCGTAATTCTGGAAACTCAAATCGGTCTTTGACGACATCTAACAGAATGAGATTCGGTCCGCTGTCCTCGGTTGGATAGAACACGCCCCACGTGGTAATCGCCGAATAATCTGCCGTTTCTTTTTTCAAAAAAGCAGTATCATAGGATTGAATCACGTGATACAGCGGGGGGAGGTCTTTGTCCCATAGGTTCCACCATTCTCGTTTAATGATACTTCCTTCTTCGGCTGTCGGATTTTGTTGATACTGTGCATTCCATTTACCAATCGCTAGTGAAGCTTTGACCGATTCTAATTCTTCTAACTTCCAATACTCTGGCCATACCGGTTTGTTGTTGGGTAGTATCGCCGGAAACTCAATCACCTCCCATTGATCCGCTTTGGTTTCTTTTTGAGCATTAATTAATCTTCCGGTTAAATCTTTCATATTCCATCTGGTCATGACCACGACAATAATACCCCCAGGCTGTAAACGCTGACGAGGACCTGAGGTGTACCATTCCCAAGTCCTGTCTAACGCATTCGGGTTCAGCGCATCTTGTTCCGAGTGAGGATCATCAATAATTAATAAATCCGCACCGCGGCCCGTGATGCTTCCGCCGACGCCCGCTGCAAAATATTCACCGCCCTCGTTTGTCTCCCAACGGCCCGCGGCCTTGGAGTCCTCTCTCAGTTTGGTCGGATAAATTTTTTGGTATTCCTCGGAGTCAATTAAGTGTTTCGCTTTTCGTCCAAAGCGGACCGCGAGTTCTGTCGTGTGGGTC